CGCTCTTCCGATCTGGTCAACAACTAATCCTACATTACCTGCTGTAGCACCTGTACAGTTTGTAAAAGGAACAGCACTGTTACCCGGAATTACATTCGTAGGTGACATTGAAACAGGTATCTGGTCTCAAGCAGACGGATATCTTAATTTCACTGTTAATGGTTTAAATAAACTAACAATAACCCCCTCAGGCGATGTTGTCTTTGGGGGTAAATTTGTTTCCTCAAATGAAGTATACATCACAGCTTCTACTACTATTGACCTTGGTGGCGCTACATCTAATAGTGTATGTATCACTGGTAACAATACAATCACTTCATTAGGCACAAATTACGAAGGCCCGATTTTTGTTAGATTTACAGGCACACCATTAATTGCACACTCCTCTGCATTGCAATTACCTGGAGCTTCCAACAAGTCTATAACTGCTGGAGATACTGCAATCTTCATGCCTAAAGCAACTGCTGGAGTTTCAGATGGTTGGGTGATGATTGCATTCTTATCTGGTGCATCTAGTGGAACTGCTACAGGTGGCGGCGCAACAGGAGCAGCAGGTAATTACGTATTTTATGAGAATGACATGAATGTAACAGGTGATTACACAATTCAAAACGGTAAAAATGCAGGTACATTCGGACCAGTTACTATTGACACAGGTGTTACTGTAACAATTCCTACCGGCGCAACTTGGACTATTGTATGACAACACAAATTAGCGGAACAGATGGTGTAGATAACATTAAAGCAGGCACAGTACAAACAGATGATTTGGCGCCATTAGCTATTACTGGTGCTAAGTTGTCTGGAGGACAAACAGGTAATGCACCTATTTTTGGTGCTAGAGCTTGGTGTGTGTTTAATGGCACAACTACAGGAACTAATGCACCAACCGCAGGCGGCAATGTTACATCTGTAACTCGCGTAAGTGCAGGAAACTACACTATAACTTTTACAACAGCTATGTCTGATACTGCCTTCGCACCTGTATGTAATTGCAGATTGTCAGGTACCGTTGGAATTGTTGCACCAGCTCCAGATATTGTGTTGACAACAACATCTATATCAATTCAGGCTTTTAACTCCGCAGGCTCACTGATTGACCCTACTTACGTGTTTGTAGCTATTTTCAGATAAGGAATTATCATGACAGTCAAAACAGACTCTCTTATTGTCGGATTAGATTCCGTAACTGACACAAATAATTTTCGCATAGATACTGACGGTGCAGGCGGATTACGAATTAGGCGTAAGTCTGATGGTTCTGGGGTCACTGTACTGACCATCAATGCAAATGGTACTCTTGTACAACCTGCACAGAGTATGATTCGAGTTAATACTATCAATGGATTTGGTAGCACAAATACTAAAATTCGTAGGTTTCTTAATGGAACCAACGGAGTTAGTGGTTGCGTAATTCAAGGTACAGATATTACATACGCAGATAGCGCTACTTTAGGAGCATCTTTCACTATTAACACTGCCGGTGTTTATGCTATCAGCTACACAGATCAGTTTACCACATCAGATAATTTTGGTGTGTCATTAAATACTGCGTCAGGCTCTACTAGTTTTAATGCTAATCCTGTTGCGGAGCAACTATGTTTAACTACTAACGCTGGTTCTGCACCAGCTTGTGCGTCTAGCACAGTGTATTTATCGACAGGCTCAGTACTTAGGCCTCACAGTTCCGGTACTGGTCCTGGTGTAACTGCAGCGCTTTTTACTATCACAAGAGTAGCATAAATAGGAATCACTATGACAACTAAAATATACTCAGTCTCGGACACGCAATCAAAAATCCAAGTTGATGGTGTTGATGCAGTCATTGTTGATAAAGTAGGTGGTATTAGTTCTGGTGTGAAAGCATCTGCTATCTCCGGACTTACAGTAACTCAAGCCAACCAAACACCATTACCCACACTGGTGTCAACTTTAATGAGTTTTACTCATGGTTTGGGTGCTATTCCATTCAGTGCAGAGTTAGAGCTTGTTTGTCTTACGGCAGAAGCTGGATTCACAATAGGTGACACTATATCTAATGCCTGTGTCAATCCCGCCTCTGGACTTGTTGTTACACCAATTATCACTAAAACTGCAACAACAGCAGAGGCGCGCACAGGTACTAATACTGGGACGTTCTACATAACCAACAAAACTACAGGTGGTCAGGTAGTTCCTACAGCAGCTAACTGGGCTTGGAGATTTAAAGTACGAGCTGTTTAAAGGTATAAATTATGGCAAACATCGTCTACCGAGGAAATCTGTCAGCTAAGTCAATTCCGTTCTTAACCGATTTCCAAGGTAGAACGATAATTATAGCTGGTCCAGATAATACATTTAATCGCTCGCTTACATCCTCAGAAGATACTGATAAGGATGTAGGCATTCCAACTGTGTATTATGCACATAATGTTCTTCCTGCCCCTTACGGATTTTCATCTGTAGGATATGAGAAGATTATTCCTGCTCGCATACCTGCATTAAACACATTCAAGCAAGCTAAAATCCTAAGGTCAAATGCACTAACTGGCGGTGCAAATGGTCCTAGGTTTTATTTTGCTCCACAACAAAACGGAACACACTATACATTTATTTTAGGTGGTACTAAATGGTTACCTATTACAGGCTCCACTCCATACACAACATCTACCATAATTACTTATGCAACTTTGCAGGGTGTTTCGTACATTTATTTCTCTAAAATTGGTTGCTACAAGTGGGACTCTGCAACTAATACTCTTATTCCAGTCACATTAACAGGTCTGGTTCCTGCAAATATTTTAGGCATCACTACCTATCAAGGTTATATGATTGCTTACGATGATTCAGATGTTTACTGGTCATCTACGCTAGATATTACTGCATCTGCCAATGCTGTAGATTTTACACCAAGTCTTACAACAGGCGCAGGTAATATTAGACCTGAAGGCGCCAAAGGTCCAATTACAGTTGTGCTTGCTGCAACATTCGGATTGGCTGTTTATACAACCTCAAACGTTGTGTCCGCAGTATATTCTGGAAACTCGCGTTACCCATTTAACTTTAAAGAGGTTGTGGCCTCTGGTGGATGTACATCCGCTGATCTTGTAACTTATGACTCTAACACAGGTAATCAGTACGCTTACACAACTTCTGGTATGCAGACAGTTACTGCTACTGCAACTCAAACAGTATTTCCAGAAATTACAGACTTCTTAGCGGGCTCTGATTTTGAGGATTTTGATGAAGACTCTCTCAAATTTATTCAGACAACTTTGGCAGCACCTCTCAAAAAGAAAATTACATCTGTAGCAGACAGGTATCTTATATTCTCGTATGGGATAAATGAACTAACACATTGCATTGTGTTTGACATGGTTCAGAAAAGATACGGTAAGCTTAAATTTGTGCACGTGGATTGTTTTGAGTACGAGTATCTTGATCCATCTCTTGCAGATGCCCCTCGCAGATCCATAGCGTTCTTGAAATCAGATGGCTCAGTTTATATTCTTAACCCATCTGTGACACTTGCCTCATCTAAAGGTGTAATATTATTGGGTAAATTCCAGTATGTACGCTCTAGGCTTATGTCTCTAGAAGGTTTGGAACTACAGGCAGTGCATCCTAATCAGTCATCTGTTGTGTATGATTTGTATTCTAGCACAGGTGGAACCATTGAGTCAGTTGAGAAAGTTCAAGGTTATGAGACATCGCAATCTGGACAATCTCAGAGAACTTATAAATTTCACAAGACTGCTGTAAACCACTCAATACTACTGGTTGGAGGATTTTTTCTCTCATCATTTGTACTGACATTCCACATACACGGTAGGAGATAAGATGCCTTACAAGTCAACGATAAACACAGGATTGCCTAACATACCTGATCCTCCTGATCCTAAGTTTTTTCCTGAATTCACTAGACTCTATAATGCAATTCGAAATCTTACTATTGCAATTGACTCTTACACAGGAGCATTAGCGCAGGAGCCAGAGTACTACTCACAAACTCCTGCTACAACAACCATTTTATTGCAAAACACCAATAGGTTATATGTTACATTTTCAGAGAATGTCTCATATGGCCAAATGGTTAATCTATATAATGTGTCTGGAACACTCACTGCAAGATTAGCATCAGCTGCTGCTGCAGGAAAACAAGCTCATGCTTGGTGTTCTACTGTTGGAGGAGTAACAAGTGGCAATTTTGCTGAAGTTATGTTAGGTGGCCTGTGCACTGCAATTAGTGGTCTCACACCTGGACAATCTTATTACCTTGGAAACACTGCTGGAACCGTAGCACCTACAACAGGAACTGTTACTCAAATCGTAGGTTTTGCACTAACTCCTGTTAATCTTTATTTTAAACCAACCCTCCTGTAATCATGACTGAAACCATTTATCTCTCTGAGCACTTCACTCTTGAAGAAGCTACTGAATCTCAAACGGCCTCTCGTTTGGGAATTGATAACACACCATCACCTGAAGTTAGGACTGCAGCAGCCAAAACCGCAGTTAAACTGGAAAAAGTAAGACTAATTTTGGGTGAGAATCCAATTAAAGTTAGCTCTTGGATTAGAGTTCTGGAATTGAATCGCGCCATTGGTTCGGGTGATAGTTCACAACATCCAAAAGGTGAAGCAGTAGATTTTATTTGCCCAGCTTTTGGTACACCTTTGGATGTGTGCAAGGCAATTGTAAAAAATAAAACTCTTATTGGTTTCGATCAACTTATTCTAGAACATACTTGGGTTCACATTTCTTGGAAGTCTACCCCCAATGCCATTCAGCGTGGTGAGGTACTATCATTGCTATCAGATAAGAGTTACGCCAAAGGTTTGACTGACAAATCTGGTAAGCCTTATCCAATGGATTAACCAATTATAGGAAACCGAAATGTCAAACCAAGCATTTAACCCACAGACTGCTACTTCTGTTCGTGCAGTAACAGCAACCTCTACAGCAGTTCCTGATGTTGCTATGTCTCCTGCACCTAGTGCAGCACAAGCATCACTACTAGCTCCACTTGATTACAGATTTACAGTAGTTGGAACTCAACCAGTTTTTATTGCTTATGCATTACCTGGACTTGCTGCACCAAATGCGTCAATTCCAGCTGACAGCGCTACAGGATCAGTTCTAGTTATTGAAAGTCAAAAGAGTTATACGTTTCAATTTCCTTATGGAACCAAATTTGCTGTAATTGCACCTGCTACAGGTTCTACTGTATATGTAACAGCAGGTACAGGTATCGCTCTTTAACATAGATTAATCAGGGAGTTTACTCTATGGAGAAGTCTATGGAAGCAAGAATGGAAGAGCTGGAAACAAAAGTAGCTCACCTCACACAATCTAAAGAAACAATGGAGAAATTCATTGAGAAGGTGGAAGGTTTGCTAGAGGCATTTCAAGCACTACAAGGTGCATGGAAAGTTTTGGAGTTCATAGGCAAACTTGCAAAACCTATAGCATTTTTAGGTGCATTTTTAGGTGCTCTTAGTTTATATTGGTCTAAATTAAAATCTTAAGGAAATCATCATGGCAGCTTCTGAACCGGTCACAGCAGTTTTAAATATTGGATCACAACTTATTGATCGACTGTGGCCGGATCAGGCTACCAAAGATGCAGGTAAGTTAGAGTTATTGAAACTCGCTCAGAGTGGCGATCTTGCCCAACTAAACTCTGAAACACAATTGGCTTTAGGCCAAGTAGAAATTAATAAAGAGGACGCTAAATCAGGAAGCTTCTGGCAGTCTGGTTGGCGTCCTTATATTGGTTGGATTTGCGGCACTGGTTTAGGTTATCAGTTCCTTGTCTACCCAATTCTTATATCGTTTTTACCTAAGATTCAACAGCTAGATATGGGCACTTTGCTCACATTGCTCCTAGGATTGTTGGGCCTTGGTGGTATGAGAACTTACGAAAAACTTCAAGGAAAGGCATAATATTATGGCAGGCGCATTACCAACAATTGATGTATCCAATGTCGGCGGAGTTAAATCTCTGCAAGAATTGTATAATCTTATTTCCGGCACTGAGACTTCTACATCTGGTGGCACCACTACAACTACTGAATCCATATCTCAAGAAGGTATGAATTCAATGTTGCAATCTGCGCTGGCTAATACTAACGGACTTGCAGCTGTATCTTCTGGCCAACGTAGTGCTGGAGGTTACGGCTCGACTGTTAATCAGATGCTTACAAATGATTTGTTGACTCGCACAGCGTCTCAAATTGCACAGAGTAACAAAACAACTACTCAGACTAAAGCTCCTACCACTACTACAACTGGCGGAATTACCGCCAACGGTGCAACTAAATCTCTTAGTTTCGTAGCAGGAATGCAAGGTTTGCAAGAGTTGGATAAAGTGACTGGCGCATCTAAAAAGATTAAAGACTTTTTTAATAAAGACTCTACAGCTTCTGATACAACTAGTCCCACTCAAGCTGCTAGCGAATATAGTCAAGGTGGCCCGTCCACAGGTGTTTACGGTGTGAGTACAGATAGTACTGCTGGCGGTGGAGGTAACGGATCAGCAGAAACTACATTTAACTTTGGTGATTCTGGAGAAGGTTTTGATACATCTCTTATGACTGAAGCTGTAGACACTGCAAATAGCACTGATTACTCAGGTGGTACAACAGATGAATTGATGTTCCCTGAAGCATTTGCAGATGGCGGTCAAGTATCTACTAAAAATCGGCTTAATGTTCTTAGCACTAATCAGTTCAATCGGGTTGTGGATTCTCGTGCAGGTAAGATTGGTGGAAGTTCAGGTGAGAATGGCCCACAGCAAGTAAGTTCAAATGCCCAAACTCAATCAGTTAGTACTAATTCAGGCGGTAGTGGTGGTGGATCTTCTCGCGCAACTGCAAATGATGATGGCTTAGGTAAGTTTGTTAATGCACTTGCTTCTGATGACGGACAAAAATTTGCCAAAGCTGTAGGTGTAATGGGTAAGTTAACTGGTTCGCCTGTATTGCAACAAGCAGGACTTGTAGGTGGAATTGCTACATCTTCTAATCCTGCCCTTGCAGCTGGAGTTACAGCCGCTGATGCAGTTACAGGTGGAGCAGCTTCTAAAGTACTTAATCTTGCAAATACAGTTAAGAAACCAACAATTGCTAATACTGTTGATACAGCTTTGTCATTTAACCCTATGACTTCTGGTATAAATGGTATACTTAAAATGCTTGGATTCAGGACAATTGGTGACACAGCTGGAGACATTACTAATAACGTAGAATTGCGCTCTGAGTCTCGTAATCACATGACACCTGAACAGCAACAAGCTGCTAAAGATTGGGCTGCTCAACAAGGTCAAGAAGTGGGAACTAATGAAGGTGTTGTAGTTACTCCTGTGGAAGGTCCAGGCACTATTGAAACTAATGACTTAGGCCCACTTGATGAAGGTGGCGGATCTAACTTTGGTGGAGGTGGTTGGTCTAGACCTGGCGATCAAGGTAATGGAGTTACAACTAGCCCTGTTACTCAAGGTTCTGTTAGTACAACTAATCTTGCATCTGGAGGAGAAATCTCTGGACCTGGAACTGGAACATCTGATTCCATTCCTGCAAGATTATCTGATGGCGAAACAGTAATTACTGCTGCCACAACTGCTAAAGTTAAAGAGATGTTTGGAGAAGATTTTTTTCACAATCTCGAGAAAGAATTTAATGCTCCAGCTGCTGCCCGACAAATGGCGAAAGGACGTGCATAATGGCTACTAAACCTAAAGAGAAAACTATCGGTGATAAAATCATTGATATCATTCACTCAGTTACATCTAGCGGCACAGGTGGAGAATCTAAGGATGATCCAGTGTCGGGTATGATTAAAAAAGCCTCTGATGAATCTATGATTGGTGGCGGACGTAGAAAACGTAAAATAGATGAAGCTGAATCAGATGCAGTGGGGAACTAATTATGGCTACGCAAAAGACTGACCCTATTTTTGATTATATTGCACAGTCTGCTAAGACAAATGCTGCAAACCAGCAAGCTCAGATTGACACAGCTAAGATCTTGGAACAACAACAAGCTGATGAAAAAGAAGCTGAGTTCCAAGTATCTGCTGCTGGAACTGCTGCGGCTGGAGTTATCTCTGCAAAGAACTCTATCGCAGCTACACTTGATGCTAAGAAAGCTAAGATTGTAGAAGCTTACGGAACTAACTACGACGAGCAAGGCTCAGATTCTAATTTCTGGGCAGCTGAGATGAAAGGCAATGCTCGTAAAGCTTATGAAGTTCAAGATAGATTGCTGAAGGCACAACAAACTGACTTCATGACTAATCCTATTGGATTCATTAATGCTCAGTTTGAGATTCCTGCAATTGCTAGTGAGTATAATTACTATGCAAGCAAGAGTAACACTGCTCAGGCTAACTTGCAGTCTATCACTCAAGCATCTGATTCTGCTGTTATGGCAACTGCGCGCTCATCTGCATCTACCTCTACGGAACTTGCAATTGCTGAAGGACAAGAAGCCGCTGCAAGAACTGCTGCTGAAGTTGCTAAGATGAAAGTTAATAGTGCAGGCACACGTATTCAAGGTATACAAGCTTTGAATTCTATGTCTAACCAACAACTCAATATTGCATTCCAAGTGCACTCTGCACAAAACTCTGATAAGAGTCTTAAGATGCAAGAAGAGTCTATGGCAATGCAACGTGAAGCAAGAGCACAAGCAAGACAAGATGCAGCTGATAGATTAGAGGCTAAAAACGCCCAGCTTGACCAAGTAAAATATGAGATGGAAGCTTATAATGCTGGTGCTCGTCGCACTGGTAAGATGACTTTCTCTGATCCTAAGATGTTCCTTAAAGCTTACGAGAGCAATAAGAATCTTCCTGAGTTCACTAATACTCTTACTTCTGGTAAGATGTTGGTTATGAATGAAGGTGTAACTAATGGGATTATGGTTGCAGATAATGCAGGTGAAGCAGCTCTTATTTACTCTACAGGACAGGCAACAACTCCAGTTGGTAAGTTCTTGAAACAGGCAGTATTAGAAGCTAAAACTGATCCTACTGCACCTAAAGATCGCCAAGGTTTTGTTGGTACAATTACACCGTTGATTGTTCAATCTGCTAAGAAACAGTTAGGATCTATTGATGACACAAGTCCTACTACTAACATTTATGCAGCTCCTCCACCTAGTGTAATGTTGCAAGCTAAATCATTGGACTCTCCTTTCATGAGTTCAACTGTTAAGCCAATGTTGGAAGCAGACGGTAATGCCAAGATTCCAGACTCTGTTATGTTGGCAAAAGCTGTTGAATATGCTAAGACCGGTAAGGCAGGTTTTAATGATGCAGCACAATCAATCGCACTATATTACAAGCACGCTGTAATGTACAATAATGCTGTTAATCAATATGTTGAAAACGGCCTTCCTGCTCAAGTAGGTTACACTGCTCGCATTAATAATAAGCTGGTCAATCTGGCTGATGAGGTGCAAGTTAAACGTTATCTGCTAGGTCAACAAATTGGTCAGACTGGCGTCAATCCTGTAATGGGTTTAACTTCTGGTATGTAAAGGTATATAAATGGACTACGAATCTTCTCCCAGGTATCTCCAAGCTGCTGATCTCCACAATGTTGGAGCAGGTACAACATCCTTTTTTGACTCTCCACTCGATTGGGCTGGAGAGAAGATTTCAGGTTTAGGAGAATCTATTAGCAACTCTCCTAAATTTGCACTAACATCTTTGGCCTCAGGAATTAACTCAATCTATAACTCTGCTGTTGTGGCAGGTAATTGGTTGGGTGTTTCTGATACTGAAGAAAATGATCTTCAACAAACTCTTGGGGCTTATGATGCAAATCTAGCTGATTATTATGGAGAAAATAAACAAGCTGCTGACCTCACAGGATTCATTGTCACTTCCTTTGTTCCCGGAATTGCAGGCACTAAGCTCTTCAATGTTGGCCAACGTGCATTATCAGGAGCAATTAAAACTGGCACAACTGGAAGAACTTTTGCAGAAGCAGTTGGACTTATTCCCACACTCACAGCCGAAGGTAAAACTCTCACACAAGTTGCTGGGCAGGCATTAGCACAAAGTCAACAGACATTCACTCTTATGAATGCTGGTGTACTTAAAGCAATTGGACAAGGTGCTGCACAAGCTACATGGGAATCTGCTGCTGCTGAAGTGATGATTGCAGGTACAATGTTTAGATCACCTATCCTTGAGGATATGGATTTTAAAGACATTGCAACTAATGTACTTATGGGAGCTGCTGTAGGTGGTGTAATTGGTGGTGCAATTAACTCTGCTGGGGTTTACAAAGGTATTCGTAAAGAGATTGTTGCACAAGATTTGGCAGATATGCCATTTAAAGCGCGCAGTTCACAAGCTAATATTAATGAGCCAGCTGATCGCATTATTGTAGCATTGCGCGACTTGGAAGCTACGCCTACTGAGGCTACTACAACTCGTGATATTAATCTTCGTGCTGAAAGACTTAATACAATTAAGCTTGAAATTCGTGAGAATATTAATGCTCTCACCAAAAAAGATCCTGAACTATCTAAAGCTGTTTCTGATGCGCTAGAAGGTCTCGATTCGGATCAGATGGCTAAAGCAATCTCAGGAGCTAGGGAGATTTTGCGCCCTGGATACCAGTTTGCTGATGATGTTTATGCAGCTGAAGGTAAAACTGTTGGTTATGTTAAGGTACACGGTAGCGGTGTAGGTGATGTTACGTTCGATAAAATCCCAACTAAGCTGCAAACTTTGGCTGATAAGATTGTCGGAGGTAAAGATGCCATTATGAAGTTTGTAGATTCTGCTGGATTTACAACTAAGAAATTCTGGTCACCTGTCACTGCTCGTAATTTAGATGAAATTGAAGCTCGTTTTATTTGGGCTGAAACTAAGGCTAAATATGAAGAAGGGATGACAATTCATTTTGATGATATTCCACTTCAGGAAGGTGCATTGAGAAATGGTTTAAAAGAAGTTGTCATTGATGATGGAAAGACTGCTTATACTGTTTCTAATTTGGATGATTTGAAAAATACAATTATCCAAAACAAGCGTGAACTTGCTGAGAAATTGCAATCTGAAAAGCGTCTTGGTTGGGGAATGAATCCAGGCTCTAATGCTGGACAAAATCTGGACACTATCACATCTGAAGAAATTGCGCGGGCAATCAATGTGGATGTTAAGTTCCTAGAATCTACTGAAAGTGCGTCTGCTTTTGCTAGGCAGGATGCTCAGGCTGCATATAATGCATCACATAAAGCTCGTAGTGTTTATGGTGAACCTGGCAATATTTCTTTTATTCCTCAGAATATTGCAGTTGTTTATGAGACAAAAGGCATTCAAACATCTGCTGATTTGACTTCTGCTCTTGTGAATGTTAAGCAACAACAGGCAATCTACCAACAAGCAATTGACAAATCTATCTCGTCTATTGTAGGCGATGAGATTGCGGAACGTATGTACCGTCCAGGTGATACAGCAATTCTAAATGCTAATCGCTTTGGTGCAGGTGCAGGACTTGTTAAGTTCTCTAATGGATCTTACGGTTCTTTAGCTTCTTGGACTGAAGCAATGGGTAGAGTTACATCTGACATTGTGGATAAGTTCAATAAAAACACCTCTGCAATTATTGAATCTACTGCATTGCGTTTGCGTAACGATCAGGTTTCGGCCATTGAGTTTTCTAAAATTAATGACATTGTTGCATCCACTACAGAGAAATATGTAATGAATGATGCAGGAGATGCATTAGTTGCCAAGAAGTTTGCAGACTATGATGCTAAGGTTGCTAAGGCTGGAGGTAAGAAAGGTATAGAAGAACCTGTATTACAAGAGGGCGCACCCAAGACTATTCCATTCAAGTCTGATCTAGTGCGAGAAGCAATTGAGGCAAGACTTAACACTAACGGTTATCGTGTAAGTAAGTTTAAGAATTTGCGCAATGCACAAGGTTTGGAGAATGAAGTTGATCCCAATGTTTTCTACCCACTGAAAGCACAACCTAAGGATTACCCATTCTTTGCATTCGTGAAAGATGAGACTGTTACAGGAGCTGGAGTTGGTCATACAACAATGATCCATGCTGCTTCTCAAGTAGAGTTAGATAACATGATTAAGATGGTGCACGAGAAGACTGGCTTTCAGGTATATACAAAAACTGATGCTGAAAACTTTAAGCGTGCCATGGGTGAGTATGATTTTGATCGCACATTGCATGATAATTATATTGACTCCTCGCTTAAATCTAAAGGTGTAAATTCTAACTTCTTTCCTAAAACTGATCCTCATAAGATTGTTGATAACTGGATGGAGATTGAGCGTAGATCAGATAGTGTGCTTGCACGTGATGTTGTATCTACCAAGTTTGGTAATGAGTTTGACCAATTGGAAACACTGGGTCAACAATATACCAAGTCTGCAGCATCTAGATACGGTGTGACAGTTAAAGCTGTGGAAGGTACTACTGAGAATCCTTACAATGATTATCGTAAGACTGCTCTTAACATTTCTCGCCTGGGTGAGTATCCTCTCCTGACTGCATTTAATAGGAATCTTGAGCAAGGTGTGTCTCGCGTATACCAGAAGATTGTAGACACTTGGAGTGAGGGCAAAGGTATCAATGACTTGGAGAAAGTAAATGATGCATTACAACAAGCTGGAGTTAATCATGCGTATAAGAATGCTGCCGAGATTATGCTGGCAAATCATACTGCACCTCAACCCTATGTGTCTAAGTTCATTAGGGGCGCTAATGCTATTCTTGCTAATACATTTCTTAGGCTTGACCCTTTAAACGCACTTAACAATGCTATTGGTGCACAAGTATTGCTTGGTCATGAGACTACTCAATTACTGAAAGCTATCAGAAATAGTAATGAGGAAGTTGCTGGTAAGTTAGGTCAGATCATGAATATTGGTGTGCCTGGAGGCGGTGATGCTACTATTCCATCTGCAGCTAAACTAGTTGCTAATGCCAATGAGAATTGGTTTAAGATGAAATCTGATCCAGTAACTGCTGCAAGATATAAGTCTAATGGTTGGTTGACTACAATCTCTGACCAGCATCATGCAATGATTGATGACTTAACACTAGCTGGAACTGAAACACCAATCAAGATGAACGAGAGGTTGCAAGCTGCATTGGCTAAAGCAAAAGTTCTAACTGAGAAAGGTGAGAAGTTTACTGGTAACAGGATGGCCGAAGAATATAACAGATTCGTGGCGGCCAATGTTGCAGATCAGATCACTCAACTTGGAATACAAGCTGGCGTACTTGGTGAGAAAGAAGCTGCATCGTATATCAATACATTTGTAAACCGCACTCAAGGTAATATTATGGCATCCCAACGCCCTCTGATATTCCAAGGGCCAATTGGACAAGCTGTTGGTTTGTTCCAAGGTTTCCAATTTAACACGATGCAACAATTGTTTAGATCTGTGTCTGAGGGTAGTGCTAAAGATGCTGCTATGTTGATGGGTTTGCAAGGAACTTTGTACGGTCTAAATGGCTTGCCAGGTTTCCAGTACATTAATCAACACATCATTGGTACTGCATCAGGTAACCAAGAGCACAAAGATCTGTACACAGCTACTTATGGTACATTGGGTAAACAAACAGGTGACTGGCTAATGTATGGTATTCCATCCAATATGCTACAAACTAACTTGTACACACGAGGAGATATTAACCCAAGGTCCATGACTGTGATTCCAACAAGTCCGCAAGATGTAATTGCTGTATCTGCTTTCTCTAAGTTTGCAGGTAACATCAAAGAGACTGCATCTAAAATGGCTAATGGCGGAGACTTCTGGCAATCATTCTTACAAGGCGTGGAACATAATACATTATCTCGGCCACTTGCAGGATTAGCACAAACCTTGCAGGCAGTTGAAACAGGTAAAGTGTTTTCTACTACTAACTCAGGTGATATTGGTTTTGTAAATGATTTCTTTTCACTTGCAACTCTGAGTCGCCTTGCTGGCGGTAAGCCTTTGGATGAAGCATTAGCTAATGATGAACTTGCAAGGTCTACAGTTTACAAAGCCGCTAGTCGTGAGAGAATGAAAGCGGCTACTGAGACATTTAAAACTAATGTGATAGGACAGAAAAATAAGGCACTAGACCCAGAAGCTGTTCACTCTTACATGGAATCATATGTTAGTGCAGGTGGAAGAGCAGAGGATTTTAATAAAACTGTTCTGCATACTCTCACTAGAACTAACACACCTAGAGCCAATCAGGTTATTGATACATTGCGTGGGCCATATGCAGAACATATGAAGTTGCTCATGGGTGGATCAGTACAAGAATTGGATTGAGAAAATTGTAGACGTAAAAAAGCCCGCACCGGAAATTAATCTGGTAGCGGGCTTTATTTTATCTGAAAATTTAGGAGAATACCCAGATGTTAAGTGATGTGTCGTCAATTAGTTTTTGCCGTTTGTCATCATCATTAAATGTGTCTTTGATTGTTGCACATCCACCTAGAATGCATAGGATATATATTGTTAGGATTGTTTTCATGGTACAATATTTCGCTCTCTGAATACTGCATCAGTGCAGTGGTAGGTATCTGTGTCTGTTAAACGCACTACCCAATCACCAATTTTAGGTTCTTCGTACGCTTTGAACTTTATGATGTTTGTAGTGTGTTCAGTATTTTCTGATACTATGTAAGTAGCTTCACAAACATTTCCCCAGAAATGGTCTGTTGTTAACTGGAAAGCCATGCGTGTAATTGGCTTAGCTTCGTAAGGCTTAAATTCAATCATTGTTTTCTCCTGTTAGTGTAATCCGAATTTCCATGCTTCTTTACTCCAATCGTCTGATAGACCTTTGATTGCTTCTCGTACTTTCATTTGCAATAATTTGTTTCTTAGTGTGTCTGCCAGTGCTTCAAGTTGCTCTCCATCTAATTCTGCATCAATCTGAATGCCACAGTAATGACAAGTCTCTGCGAGGATAACTTCCATTCCTAAGTTAGCATGTTTCTGAATGCGTTGAATTAGCAGCGGGTGGTGATTCATTTCAAGTTGGAGTTGAATGAATGCTTCTGGAAACATTTCATGATGCATTATGACAACTCCACACAACGTCCCAGGAAAGCCTCTTCTGAAATGTCTTCCAAAATCTCAGCCTCATACATTGCATCACCTAGAGCTGTGTGTTTAATGTATTTTGCGCCTGTTTCTTCCAGCCACTTTTTCGGTGGAGGGAAAAACAATTTTGCTGTTCTTATGGAATGATTATCTCTGAAACCCCACAACTCTTTAATGTTGTAACAACGCAAAGAGTAGTCAAGAATCCTATTATCAAACTCTGGCCCGTTACCCCACAGGCGGATATGGAATCCTTGAGCTTTGATTGAGAGCATCCAATCTCGTAACTTTTCGAATGCTTCCTCGTAAGAATCTTGTCCTGAGAATACAGATTTACGAGCTTCAGATGATTGCTTTTCCCACCAATCTAGTGTATCTGGATCTTTTGAGAATTCAGAATTAACTGCTTGTTCGTATGCAATTGTTGCTTCAAAAAATTTGTCTATTTGAATTGGAAGTTTGCGATAAGAGTACAATGGAATAACACAACCAATTTGCAAAATTGCTGCATCTTCTGCTGTTCCCAATGTTTCTAGATCTACTACAATGTCGATGTATTTTTTAGGTTGCTCAGTTTCTGGGTGAGATGTAGTTGACATAATGATTAAAGTCTTTCATTGTGTGGTGGTTAGAACGCTCTGGTGAACCTGGAAGTTTAGCAATCCTATTTGCTTCTTTCCTCCAAGCTCTCTCAGATGTTTTACGAATATTGTGAGCAAGATCAGCTAATGCGAATTCTGCTTCCTCTCCCATTGTAGGTAGGCCATCTCCACTTTCTTTTGTGATTGTGGGTGTGTCAGCCTTTAACATTTAATTCCTCCTGTGTGAGATAAGATAGATCAATCATACCTGTGTTATCTGTGATTTGCTTTTTACGTACTGGAAAGAATATGCCACTGTGAGTTTGAATCTTTTCTGCTTGAGACAATTTACGAATTATGTCACCTATGTCAGATGTTTTATCTAGATCGGATGATACAAGTTTGATGATTTGTTTTAGTGAGACTCCGTCATGTGCTTCAATGAATGAGAGAATTTTATGGGTTACATCTGAGTTCCTAGACTTACCAAATTCTCCCAATGCTTTTGGCATTAACGATTCTGCGTAAGATAAATATGTATTAGCTTCGATAACAACGTCTTCACTAATCTCTTTTTCCAATCTAGACGCGGCAACGATGATGCACAGTTTAAGTAAATGCGTAAAGCGTCTGTTGTAATAGCTGTCAAATCGCAAATCATCAATTGACTTTGGGGTGGAGTAGATAAGACTAAGTAATGCCTTTGCTGTATCTGAATAATCGAGCCTTCCGTAATGATAGGATTTGATTTGCTGCAAGCTAGTGACGATATCTGTGGTGTGATGTGGATCGGGTATGGTAGGGAAGGGTATTCGTTTTCCATTTGGTTCTCCGTATATTAATAATAGTCTTGAGAAAAAGCCTTGTCCTATAATTTCAGGTGGGAAAGCTGCTGCAAAACCTGTTGGTGTATTTCCTGATAAGATTGAGATTGTTGGATTTGAAATTGTAATTGATCCACTGGTTTTGGTTTTACTAGAATAAGTCCCATCTAAATCCCAGAGAGATCCTAGGAGAGATAAGAAATCTACATTGTTATAACCGAAAAAATCATTAGCTTCATCAGCCATGATTGCCATTGGATGCACAGAAGAATCATCTACGCCACCGAAAAGATTCTTATCTAATATGTCCTCAGCCGATCCAGAAGATTCGTCACCCAGCATGTCTAGGAGAAACTTTTCTTTTGAAGTGCGCTCTGCTGCAATCTGTGAGAAGCCTGCTCTAATTAGCATTGACTTCATTAGTTTAATTGCTGTGGACTTTCTCGTACCTGCTGTCCCAATTAGCATTAGATACTGATTAGGATATATGTGAGAATGTCCGTGAGGAATAAATAAGTTCCTTTCGAGAATCGTAGCAATACCTGAGAGAGCTGCCCAGCGGTGGAAAGCCACTGGAACTTCTCCGTCAGATGTATAAGCTAAGTAGCTCGAAAGAAAACTTGTGGTCATATCAGTTGTGGGATGTTAGTTCATTTATCACGTCTGACATTCTCAGCAAATACTCTGGAACATCTGACCAAGTATTTAGAGCGCGTTGCATAATTGTCTTGAAATCTTCCAGATCAATATCAAACTTAAATGATCCTGAAGTTGTGGAATGTATAACAATTACAGGGTGGTCAATAGGAGCGACCATGGTTGGTTACCTTTCTTTGCTGCGTTAACATCGTAAGTAAAATAGACTGAACTATTACCTTCTGCTACTGTTAACAATTTAACACGGGATACAGGACAGTTTTTAAGCAAGCCTGTTGTGAGGGAATCAAATGCTTCTTTGATTGAAACATCTGCACGAACAAATAAATTTGGGTTAGATGTGAATTCAAACTCAAACTCGAATACAATATCTTTGGATTTGTCGCCTACTTCTGGTGAGAGCGGAGAGTTATAAGCCATAAAATGGTGTGCCTTTCAATTCTGGTAGTGGTTTGGATTTAGATTTTTTAGCTGATTTACGCAATTCTTTTTCTTTCATGTATGCAATAGAGGCTTCTTCTGCTGAGCCAAATGATCCAAGATAAATGAATTTACCGTTGTCATATAACTTAGATTTAAATTGGCCTCTACCGTGATCTCTGTAAACACCTACAGGATATTTAGGTCTTGTCATAGATCTGACCAGTATTTTCCACCCATTTTGAGTGCAGCTGGAACAGTGAAAGTATGATTATTACCTTTTACATCTGTAATGTCAACAGGGATTTCCATTAACTCTTTGACTTTGTATGCAAGATGTTCGTATCCGATTCGGTATTGGAATAATATCGAGTCGTGGATTTGTGCAAGTAGTTTAAAATCTTTTGGATTAGGTAAGGCAATCTCAGTGAAAACTTGTATGAATGCTTTGTTAAGAGTCATTGCATTAAGTGATTGTGGATTGTGTGCTACATAGGCATTGAGTGCTTGTTTAGATTTGCTTGGATCGGAGAAACAGTATCTTGTCCACCCTGTCGCCCCTGTGAATTTATTATGGAGCGACACAGTTCGTCTGATCCAGTCTTGATACCCAATGCGAACGTCAGGGTAAGTACGAGTAAAACTGTCAAGCAAATGTTCAGCCACTTCACGAAGGGTATAATGTTTAGGTAACCCCAAAAGCTTTTGAGCTTCTTGGATTTTATCTTCTCCCATTGTGTCAATGAGGACTGACCATCCCATGTTATAGTTAGCTCCATGGTTAACCCTCTTGGCAAGATCTCGTAACTTTTTATCGAGAGTCTTTCCAGTTCTGTCATCGTAAATTGATTCGTAAGGTACTCCAAAAAAGCTACTTGCATTAGTTGAGTGAAAATCTTTTCCTGAGGATACGGCTGCGATGAGGTTTTTATCTCCTGTAATATACGCTGTATCTCTGGACTCAGCCTGTTCAAGATCGGCTTCTGCGAGTAAAAATCCATCGTCAGCAACCAGCGTGGATTTAGTCTCAGGCCCTCTTGGAATATTCTGGATTTGGAGACCACACCAGAAGTGATGCTCTTTGCTAGCCAATCTCCCCGTATCTGTTCCGTGAGGGTTAAGTGAATATAAGATTCGACCATTTAATTCTTTTCCTTCCACAAGGTAAGTTGACAAGAGTTTGCGATCTTTTTGTATGCTCGATACCTGCGATAAGATTCTAGCATTGAGTGGATGGCGCAAACGGGCTTTAGCAAGATTCTTTTCATCTGTTGCTTCAAGGTCACCACAGCCAAGAATTTTAAGAAGAGCGGCTTTTTGTTTTGGGCTGTTAGTATTAAAATTTGACACTCCCAATTCAGCAGAAAGTTTCGCATTTGCAGCTTCAATTTTCTTAGTGAACTCATGATTAATCTCTGTTAGTTTTTTGGTATCTCGTTTAATACCAGTAAGTTCAGCGAGAATACACGGGAATAATACTGGAAATTCCAAGGTGTAATTCTTGTGTGCCCATGCCGGAGCTTCTGCAATCCACCCAAATAAAACCAGTAATGTCTGGTATGTATCTTTAGCATTATAGAGATAATACTCGTGGAGGTCTTGTGTCTCAGCAAGGTCTTTCCAATACATTGACTCACGTACATAAAATGCTGAAAGCGAAGCCAAGTCTTTTGGAAGTTCTGCATAATAACAATGTTGCAAAGTGGCTGTATCCCATACGTAATTATGGAGAATTATCCCATATCGCATAAGGTAGTTAATATCGTATTTCCCATTCTGGAGAATCTTTGCCGAGCTAGTTCCACAGAATTTTTGTGCCCAATATAATGCCCACTCAGAATCCATAGGCAAGACAACAGACCTAGTAACAAATACACCATCACGGATGGTAGCAGAAGTAAAACCGATACAACGAATAGCCAGATTCTCTTTGAATGTTTCAATGTCAACTGCACAAAGAGTGGCAGCTTGGGCAATTTCATATTCATCCTCTATGTTTTTGTGTGTAAGAATGGTCCAGTTAAACTCTGGGGGTACAACAAATTTGTCTGGATGCGTAAGCTTACTAACGTACCTGCGTATGATAAACTCACCATACGGCACAGTGATAAGTTGTTCCAGAGGATTGACAATAACAATCTCAAGAGAGGATTTTTTAAACAAGCTGCCTGCATAATTGTCGATGCTGGGAGCCTTTTTGGATGTGGAATTGGGCAGTAATTTAGATAACAGTACGGGGCTCGTTGTGATAATTCCAGTGATCCCACGTTTTTTGCAAAACGATTCAACCTCAAAAAATGTGCTGATGGCCTCAGTAACCAAAAAGACTTTCGCCGTTCCGACGCAAGTTTTAAGTTTAGGTAGATAGGCTTTGTCATCTGGAGTTCCTAGAAATAGTAGGAGTTCGTGAGGAGTTGTCATTTCTTTTTTGCGTCCAGTAAGCGCATCCAGTTTTTGTAACCTTCTCGTACAGCAATTTTATCTAGAGCTTCTGAGATTTTAATATTCTCCCGAACTTTAAGATAGAATGCATCTTGTTTGAGAGCTTTGATTTCTGGGTCAGTATCATGTTTGCTCAAAACAATTCTCCTTGATCGTGATCTGTCAAAGGTGTAGCAATATCAATTCCAGTATGAGTAACTGCTGCCTTACCTGGAATAATTGTCAGAGTTTGATCGCTTACGCGCACTGCAAATACATCACCACGATTAACTACTTGATGAATCATTGTTGAATTGAATAATGATTTACCTGGAATAGCTCGGATATATAGTTCACCTTTGTAATAAAATGCTGTGAGAGTTTTAGTTACTTGAAGTTGTGTTGTCATATTATTGCTCCGCTTGCTTGGGTGCTTGGATTCCGTGCGCGTTAAGTAAATTTCGGATCAGCATGGAATATGCCCGAAGTTTGTCCAGTGCTTCGTTGCAATGTTCTAGTGAGCTGTCGAAATTGTCGGCCAGCCACTGGGCGCGATCAGCGGCAAGGATGCTTTCGGCAATCTGCTCATCCGTCAGCGGCTCTTGCGCTTGCTGCCTAAATGCTAACGTAGGTGTTTTAAATAGGCGCGTTTTATACTTGCCTAGGCTAACTCTTTCAAGAAAACCAATTTGTACACCATCTTTTACAACAGGACGGTTATCTATATCAGCTAGTGCAGCTGCGTAACCTGCTTCAAATACTGCTTCAGTATTATCTTTTGCTGGCTGTGCTTGCTTGATGGCGGTGATGGCTGCGTGTATTGGCATGCACTCTTTTGGCTTGTCACAGATATTCAGCCATGTGATGGCGTGTGCCAGCGCCTCCAGCGCAATACGCAGTGCTTCGTCTTTGGTGGTCATTTGAGTTTTCTTTAGTTTGCGGATTTCTTCGGAAACACGGGATTGAAAGTCGCCAGCTTTGCAGCAAGGGCGTCGCGTGATTCATGCACCAGCTCAAGCTCGCTGCACTTTGCGTTGTAGTCTGCTTGCAGTGCGTCGCGCTCGGCTTGTAGAGCCTCGTTTCTCAAAAACTCAGCATCGCGCACAAGCAGCGCCTTGTCTCCATCAAGCGCACGCTGGTTCCGGTTCACTACTTCGCGGATCAACCGCTCGTTCTCTGCTTGTAGCGCTTCAATGGCTGATTGCAGGGCGGCTCTGGAATGCACGTATTCAGAGTGATCTTTGTACTCGGCATAGGCATCTGCCAGCTTCATCAGTTCGATCAATTCTTTTGTCATTTCATTAATCCTTTCTTACCTGCACAAATTCTTTTAGCTTCTCGGTATAACTTATCAGAACAAAATACTCTTGAAGTATTCTCTCTGCACCACACAATGTATTGAGGATCTATTTCCATAAGCTCATTAGGTGTTTTGTCAGGATACTTTTTACCAAATGCAATTGGCAAGTCATCTAACATTTCACCCAATGTTGATTTAACTTCTCCACTGTAGTGGCCTTCATTATCTCTAGGATCAGTGTAAGGTAGACTGTGATAAGTTGGTGGATTAGGGTCAACATGAGTTATAAACAATTGTCCATTTGAATGTGGTTCCCAATCCACAAATTTATCTAGACCTTGTTCCCACTGTGAATCAGGTGAGATTTCTATGTGTGTTAGTTTATCTGCGTGTAGGATTGTCATTGCTCGCCTTTAAACATCTCTGAACCACAAACTCTACATTCTACAAAAGGTTGATACTCACCAGCGATCTGGTTGTATCTTACATAATTTTCATCTATTGAGCCGTCAGATCCTTCACGCCAAATGAAGTTTAGTTTTTTTCTGTCATATACAACACCGCACTCGTCACATGAAATTAGATTTACAAACATAAAATAAACTCCTAGTCTTATACGCCAAAAACCCCCACCAGACTTAACTGGTTAAGGGGTTGAGATTACCTAATCAATCTAATGACTTAAATGACTTCCATTTTTACAAGATCCAAGTTGTCTTTACCTTCGTATTCGCCTTTGCCATAACGAATCTTAGTAACGATTGCAACTTCTGCACCTTCTGCTTTTTCCAGAATCTCACGAGTAGAAGAACCTGGGAAAGAATCTTTCAGTGCATTAGCAATCAACTTCAAAGTGCCTTGTCCGTATTCATTAGCTGTACCATCTTTCTTTTTAAGTCCGATGTACAAACCATTTTTAGCGCCGGCTTCTGGTGCAACTGCTGTTGGATCAGACAATTCTAGAGGTTCTACGTAAGTGAAACTAACTTGAACTGCTGATTTTTTATCATCAATTTTAAATCCAACTGTAACCTTGTGGGCGCCAGCAGGGAAGATTTGAATTGAGGGAATGTCGGCCAGATCGTCAAGAGTAGCGTCGAGCAAGTTATCGAGGGACATGATATAATTCCTATGAGATTAAAGAGAGAGAAAAAGAGATTAGTTAAAATGTTTGTGTAGAGCTATCTGTTTTAATGTTTCAGCATTTTTTGATTCCTTTCGTTTACGTAGTTTGAGTTCATAACTTGCCAATAGATTCCAGATAACTTGTGCTTCGTGATCGCAACCTGTATCTGTATCAATTACTTCGCCTTTCCATTCTTCAAGTTGATGACGGCCGCCGGCTTCTTTGTATCGTGAGATTCCATTATCTACTGAAACCCATCCGCGCTCTGTGTATTTTGCAGCACCTTTAGTTCCAACTTCAGTTACTTTTTCAAGAGCGTGTGCAAATTCCGAAAGAACTAGAAAAGGTTTTAGTTTACCTGCATCCAGTTTAGCTCCGGGTGTGTGAGGTGATTTACCTGATGGATCAGATTCAGGAAGTATAGTTTTCATTGGATCTTGTAATATATGTTCAAACATATTAGGGTTTCTTAATTCCTGCCATGATTGAGTTAAGTTTATTTGTAGCTGCTGCTGTTTGTGTTGCAACATTTTGTACAACAGGAGCTGTTGGTGGTGGATTGAATAAAGTAATCAAAGGAGTATTAGTGATGGAGTTAAGATCAATGCCAGTACGACTGCCAGTATTAAGTTTATTACTAGATGTAGTCGTAGAATGAAATTGGTGCTTGCCGTTCTTGACTTCAGCGTAAATAACATGATCGAAGTATTTAGCAGTATTGCGAGAAAAAGCGCGAGAGCCAGCAACTGGTACAAGTTTAGCTTTTCCATCTTCTAACTCCGCTTCTGTTTCATGTGAAATACAAACAACATTGAATGGAGCTTGTTGCACATGAGACAAAAAGATTTCCATTAACTTACCAAGATTACCCCAATCATCGAACTCAAGTTTGTAATCATCTGGTTTGCCTTTTGTGATATGTGCAATTGCTGATGATGTTAGTTGAGTTAACGAATCAAATACGACAACCCAAGAATCGTCTAACGTGGAAAGATTAATCTCAACAAATGGTGCATTCTCTTTCTTGCATGTCGGACAGCTAACTTTGCCGTGGGCTTCACATACTGATACTGGGCCACCTTTGATAACTTTGAGACACGTTTCGATAGCAACAGGAAACGACCGTGTATCGGGTAGGCTAACAATCTCGATACGTTCTTTCCATTCTTCAGGGAATTTAAGTAGCGTTGTGTATCCGTTTTCAAGGTCAAACCATAGAATGTTCTTAAATTCTGATAACGAACCTGCAAGTTGTGATTTACCAGTTTTGGGCGGGCCATAGATTAATACTCTGTGGGTTGATGATGTTTGTTTTTGTGTGAGTTTCATGTCAATCTTCCACTGAGGTATTTAGAATATTATCAACCAGTATCAAACCTTTTTGTGTGAGCTTTACTCTAAACTCAAGATCAAGTGTCTGGAAATAATCATTTACTACAAACCAGTTGTAAGCTTGTTGTTGAGCAGGAAAAAGTAGGTTAGGAAAATTTTTAAGATCTCTACCTGAATGATATGCATACATCAGCATTTCAATCATTAGAGGAGAGAACTTACGGTCTGCGTTGTGAGGAGCAGGAGAATCAGACTTAGTGTGAATTTTATATTCTGGCTCTGCTGCTACTTTATTCGCACGTTCAACACTAATACGCAAACTTGTTTTAAGATTATTTCTATTTTTCTCTTGTACTTCCCAAGACATACCTGATGAACGTAAAGCTGCAAGTGCAATTTCATTTGATATGTAACCGAACATCATTTCCAATTGATCTTGTGTCATTTTATATACCTGCTTTCTTTGCTTGTTTTTTAGTTTTTACTTTCGCATTCCAGTTAGCAATTTCTTGGTCAGAAGATGTTACCATTTTTGGAACATAAGGTTTGAACTTAGGTTTCACTTTCTTTGTTTTAACTTTTGGACTTTCTTGCGGTAGGCTGCTGCCAGCTAGTGCTGCAAGTGCAAACAATGTTGCTACCTTCATTTTAGATTCTAGTGTCATGATTAAGATACCTCAGTTTGTTTAATTTCACCTGCACGATTTTTGTTGCAACCTTGACAGTACATCTTAGGAATTATATTCTCTATATAGTTTCTGTCAGCGTAACCGTAAGGGTCTTTTTGTTCGTGTCCGCAATGTTCACATTTCATAATTGCTGTGTAGTCATTACGATGTTGAGAGAGAATTGTTTTAGTAAACATATCACGATACCTTTGCAAGTTGAGTTTGAATTAAATCTTCGAGGGTAATTTTGATCTGATATTTATCATTGTCAGCATTAAGTTTCTCTAAACCTTTTACTGTGAGTGGAGAGGTTAACCTATCATCCGGCATTTCACAGAGACCTAGATAAGAACAATCTCTGAAATACTGTACGCAATTTTCTCCATGCATAGGATAAATATTATTGGATTCGTAGAGCGTAAGGATTTCTGTATCTAGAACTAATTCTTGTATCCATCTTGCACGTTGTAAGTAGGACTTTTTAAATTCCAACTGTTCATATTGTAATTCTTTTGATGAGTAAACAAGGTATATGACAGAATAGGCTGATAACTCTGGAAATATTGCGTCGAGTACAATAGAGTACCCAATTGCCTGTGCAGAGTTTTTATACGTCGCAGGATTAAGGTTAATTGCTGATGATGTTTTACATTCCAGCACGATGACTTGTCCGGTGATTTTGTGTCGGAGAACTGCGTCAACAAAACCTCTGTATTTAAATCCATTTGGAAGAGAGATGATGAAGGAAAGTTCGCAGGCAGGTTTATTGTCATAATATACCAATTCGTAATCGGCTAGATAACCAGCATCTAGCATTGCTTTGAATTTTTGTACAGCGAATATTGCGTGTGCAAATGATTTGTTTTGTTTGGGATTATCTGCAAATAATTCTGGAGTCCAAAGTAGGAACGCTTGCCAGATAAATTCTTCAAATGATTTTTGCTCCAGAGTCATTTGAATTCCGAGACCTACAATGTGTCCATAAGAAAATGTTATGGAATCTGAAATTGATTCAGTTGTATCTCGCGTTGCTTGCAGTTTGTCTAGTTGAAACTTACGTGGACATAAGTGAGCTGTGAGGAGAGACGAGTAAGATAGATTAGTGAGGCGAGGATCTAATCCATCGTAGGTAGCGAGAGTTGAGGATGATGAATCTTCAATCGGGGAGTTGAGAAATGAGGGGGTTTGAATTGATGTGGATAACATTTTATATGCCTACAAATATTAATTTGTTCAGATTCTGTATAATAATTTGAGAGTAGATTACAGAATTGGTATTGATTTAATATATCTTCTTTATTGTGTGCTGGCAAACTCAAAGCTCCTTCTATAAGGACTTGATCTGCTGAAGGTATCCAATTGTATTCATCAAGCCAAGTTGAAAGCTTATTGAATTGTTTGTACATGTCATAGCGATTTGTGTATCTTATTTTATATATCGCTATTGCAATGGCTTCTCTAATTGTTAATGGAGGAGCTGACATATAGAGTTTTAAATATCATCAACAGAAATCTTTTTGAGAGACTTACCTTTTGCGCCTGATAGAACTTGTGTTGTGATTGTTGTTTGTGTTTGTTTAGACAGGCCTGATACAATTATTGAGATTTGTGAGGCATCTAGTAGGGTTACAATTTCTGGATCATTGCGTAGATTCTGGTGAATATCTCGCAGTAGGGCTGGCATATTTGGGAGAGTTGCCTGAACTGCTATTTGTAGTTCATTGATTTTAAGGGAGATAATTTCGTGCGGTGTCATACAGATTCCAATGTTATGAGAGGTTTGTAAATTAATGTGAATGTGATAACTGATCCGTTACGGGAAGATTTTAGAACTGAAATCTGAGGAGGATATCTTTCGGAGAGTTCTAGCTTAAATCCCAGATCTAAATCTTTTTCCTTAACTACAGCTTTTATGATTCTTTTATGAAACGCACGATGGGTTGAGATTTTGCAAATCCCTTGCAATTTTATCTCGATCCAAACCGGCTCATACTGACGCATAGGAAAACAAAGTTAGAAGTTGATCTTATAATGGGTAACACTAGATTTCTGCATTGACCATCTTACAGGGAGGAATAAGATGTTACCAGCTAGTGTTACTTATTATAAGACCTCTCACAGCGGAAACTACCAAATCTCTGTGTGAGAGGAATATAAGTTTTTATGTAGAACTTACAAACTACTTTACTTAATGCTCCTAGTCCCTACCGTTCTGCAAGCAGAATGTGGTCATCAGTTTTGGCAGCATCATTAAGTAATCTTACAAACCCAGATTATCTTCCAGAGAAACTTCCTTAGCTTCAATCAGCTTGTCAGCTTTCTTCATAAGCAGATCCAAGACTTCTGCAAAATCGCCAGCCTTTGGAGAATGTTCTGCGTAAACAGACAAACGCAACTTGAGCTTAGCGATAACATCTTTCTTAGTCTTGATAGATGCAAACTTGGTGACAAAGATCTTAGCAGCATTAGCAGCTTGTTCAGCAGAATTGCCAGATACAGCAGGCATAGTTTCCACATAATCCTTGGCAAAATCTTCCCAAGTTTCTTTGGAGATACCGGAACGGCGATCTTCTTTTTCCAGATTAGCAATTGCATTCCAATCCAGAACAGAATAATCGAAATTCTCAGAAGTTACTGTTTCTGTTTCGTTAATGTAATCACGAGCACGACCCAGAACAACTTCTGCAACTGCTTCTTGCAACAATTCCAAAGCTTTGCCGCCAGTTTCCAAGATTGCAACAATACCTTCAACAGAAGGAACAGGAATTTTGGAAAGTTCAACTGTTGCGCGCTTTGTTTCTACGCCGGTTTCTTTGTCAGTTACTTTACGGAAACCAAACTTGGCTTCTTTGTAATCCAACTTGTTGTCAAAGTTAACGATGATAGGGGTTTGAGTTTCTGTCATAGGAAGTCCTAAAAATAAAATAGAGAAAAGAACGGAAAGTCTGAGGAAATTAACTGGTGGGTTGTTTTCTTCAGTGTTGTAAGTGTCTCACAGGTGTGGGGTGTGTGTCAAGGGGGTGCTAGGAAAATCATAGAATGGTATCCCCAAAAGATTTTATATATCTAAAAGATTTTGAGCTTCCTTTTTTAATTCTGCATTTTCAATAGATTGAGCATATTGCTCAGCTTCTTCTCTTGCCATGTTTGATAAGTGAATAAGTTTTTTTACTTGCTCCAAAAATATTTCATCTTGTGTCATGACATAAGTTCTCCGTTAGATTGTTTACCTTTAAAATATTCTGCTTTCTCGGCCAATGTGTTACCTTTGATTCGTTGTGATGTTATTCCTTTCTGAAAAGTTTCAGGTTCACAGATGATTACTAGATCTTTCTTTGCTCGGGTAACTGCTGTATAGAGAAGTTCTCGTTGCATCATTGTTGCATGAGAATTGTGAAATAAGAGATATACTTTTTCCCATTCTGAACCTTGAGATTTGTGAACAGTGAGAGCATATCCGAGAATTAGTGCATTAACTTCGGCTGCTTTTGTGATTGTCTTTTCTGAATCTGAATCAGTTAAGAGAATCTTAATGTGATGTGATGATTGTGTTACACGATCTTCATCATCTGATTTAGAGACTTGAGCGAGAAGAAAATCAATATCAATATCATTTGATTCCTGAGTTTGTGTAATTTGTGTTGCTGTGCGAGGAGCATTATTGTGACCCCAATAATCAAGATATACTGATTCAGGTTGGGCCAGCGCTCCAGTATAAGCAGGATTAGGATAAATGTCCAAAATGATAGCATCTTCACGATCATATAGAACCTTGTCTCCAATTGTGAAATAATGTTTTACGAATCCTGCAACAACTTCCCAAGTTACAAGAGACTTAGAACGAGCAATTTTATTTGCAATTGCTTTATTCATTTCTGTTGTTCCAAATGATTTATTAAATGGAATCAGAATCATGTCATCTTCTGGATTATATTCACCAGCTTCATAAGCTTTGATGAAATATTTTGCCATCACTTCTAGAGCAGAATCTGCATCTATTTTCTTTTTCCAAGGAACAATGTTAAGTCCTGGAACTTTCCACTCTCCTGTATTATCTTTAGCTGGTAATTCTGATTCTGTAATAGGTTTTCCTGAAAGAATTCTATGAGCAAGTCTAATGATTGGAGATTCGAGAGCTTGCCGGTAAACTTCGGTGAGTTCCACTGTAGGAATTTCTGAGAGCTTGAATCCCAAAATAGCTGGCCCGAAGACTGGAGGTAATTGTTGAATGTCTCCAAGGAAAATGATTTGTACATCATGAGGGAGTGCATTGATAACTTCGGCATATAGGTCTAATCCAATCATTGAAGATTCTTCGAAAATGATTGTTGTGATTCCAGATGGTAGAGGATTCATTTGATTTCGCATGGGCTCGAAATTCATTTTTGTTTTCTCCTTACCATCTGAATCAATGTAAGATGTGTAAATTGGCCCGTACTCTACGAGTTTATGGATTGTTACACAATTACCTTTCATATAATCATCCATATTTTTACGGATGTTATTAGTTGCACGTCGTGTGTATGCGCAAATTACGATTCCGGGAACACCTTGTGGAAGATGTTTATGATCGTGATTTTGTAAGATACCAGTTTTAGGAGATTTAATTAATGCTGCAACTGTACCTTTCATTGCAGTTGTTTTACCTGTACCAGCTGGGCCGATTAGGCAACAAGATACATGCGTGGAGGCAAGAGAAACAAATTGTGATTGTTTTTCGTTGTATGTAATTTGTTTGCCGAATTTATCTGTTGTAGATAATAGGGCAGATTGTGCACGAAGATCATCTAGTGTTTGAATAAAACCATCACCAGATTCATTTTGTTTTTGTAAAGATTTTTGTGTGAGAGCTTCTTTTGCAGCACGTGCACGGGCAACGATATCTGCAAATTTAGAGGAAGATATTCCTACTGATATTGAGTTATTAGTGTTTGACATTTAATAGTCACCGTTATTTAATATTGTGCAACGTTCAGTTAGTTCAACTACATTTTCTAGCTTAAGGTTTTTATTGTAGTTATCTGAAGCCAATGTAGGTTCTTCTTGCTCTAATTTTAACTTGAAAAGATCTAGAGCTTCCTGTTTTGATTGTGCAATCATAACTGCTACTGCACCTATAGGAAAGTGTCCTACGAAATTAATACTGTAAAATTTGTTTTTCATAATGAGTCCAATCCTAACTCTGTAGTCATGTAAAGCTGGAATAAGTTTTTGAACTGAGAATTCATAAATCACCTAAGTCTGTTATATCACCAAGATCTATCTCTTTATTTGGTGATGTGGATTCTGCGGTTGCAATTGCTTGTGTTATTTGGAAATTCTTTTTAATATTCCAACGGGCTTTCGCTTTGATGTAAGAAATAAGATCAGGATAATTCTTACGATCTGGCTCTACTTCTGGAGCAGTGTCAATCATATTTTGTATGTTTGCATCCTCTGCCGATTCTGTAGGTTTAAGAATTCTGTAAGTTGTACGAGACTGCGATGCAAGATCTATATCTCCAAGACCCAGATAATTCTTTTGCATTTGCGCGCCCTTGCGTAAGTATTTCATAAGGGCCATCGCATATGTAGAACCTTCTAGCATTATGTGTTCTTCACAATGTGCTATTAGTTCAGATAGATCAGATTCAGGAACTTGGAAAATTGTTTCTTGTTTAGCACATTTAATAATGATCTGTTCCCAATAATCTGCTAGTTCCATTTTCACACCGCGAATGGTAACATCAAATGTGGGAAAATCTCCTGCGAGTTTAGCCCATTGAGACAGAATTTTTGGGTAATCTTCGATTTGTTTACCAGTGTGAGAAGATTTAATAAGTCTCTGTAGAGATAATTCTCTACGCTCTAATTCTTGGTCATTTGAATGAGAACGGATATTTTCTATCCAATCATTATAATTCTGATTCCAGAGTTGAATCCAGTGGAAAGAATTTTCTAGATCATTTGTATCTGGAGAGATTACAAAATGAGGTAGAACAAATGATGGATGTTTTATTACATCAATTTTGCCTACAATATGGATAAGAGATTCCATATTGTTTGCGATTATGGAATTTGTTTTAGATGTATATTTTGCAGGAACTCTCCATTCTATTAGAGAAGTTGCATTTAGGAGTGAGAGAAATGTTAGATAAGATTCAGTGGGAGTTAGTTTACCTGCGGCCCACGCACCTGCAAGAGATAACAATTTCTTTTTAGAAATGTGGAATAATGGGTGCGTAACTTCTCTGGAGGAGATTGCCAGGGGTAAATGTTCGCATGAGAATTCTACACCGGAATAAGCACATATGATTTTAGACATTTATATTCTTCTCCTGTATTCTTGTTAAAGCATCTATACAATTAGACTCTTGTTTGTATGCACCTTGTAACTGTTTAGATAAAAATTTTATTTGATGTTGATAATATGATCTGTTAGCTAAGATGGCAGCTTTAGATAGCTGAGGTTTTGGGTCAATTTTAGTGCTGGGCATTTATGATTAATTCTCCACAACAGTTTCTACATCACGCCACTCTTCTATTTCAGGCTTGACCTGAAAAAAATTATCTTGGTTTGACATAATATACTTTATAGTTTCTGATAACAAAACATAATTCCTGCTGGAACAAGCTCTAACTTTTTGGTGTTGTGAAGTTTTTCCAGTCTTGTAGATAGGAATTCTGCCTTACAAGCATTTCCTGCTTTTATATCTTCTATCCACATTGATACAGATAGGTCAACAAGAAATTTTCCATAACTATACCCATTGTTTTTGTCTACATTACCTTTTCCTGTAGATTCGTAAATGAATAATGCTCTCAAAGCATTCTCACTAAAATCTAATCCTGGAATATGTTTTCTAGCTACACGTCTGTAATGAGCTGCTCTTAAAGCATATTTTTTAGTTATACCTTTTAGTTTAAATAATTTCATGATTGTGATTCCTTATATTCCTAATATTTCACGTTCGTATCTAGATTCTTCTTCTGGATTCATTAGACCATCATTATATCTGGCTCGTGTTTCTAGATCAATCTTTTTGCGCTCAGATTCAGGAGAAACAATATAAGATGCAGAAACGGCGCCTATGGAAATCTTCGCTTGGAATGGAACAAGAACACGAAGAATAGATTGATTCATGTTTTCGTGAGATTCTATTTCTGAGGTATCTTCACGAATCATTCGAATTAGATAATCTATTTGTTCTGCTGTGAGAACTGGACGAAATTTTTGTGTTGCCATAAGATTACCTCACTTAGACATAATATAATCAGATACTGCGAGAGCAAATATTTCTTTTGTCAATCCGAATTCTGAGTAATATTTAAGACAATAATCATACGCAGATTTTATGGCCCATGTTTCGTTTTCACGAATGAAATTAGATGCAAGAATATATGCATGAGAATTCTTTATATTCTGTGGCGGTGGAAAAGCTTTATCAATCTGATCTTGAGATACATAATCAAGAGAAGATTTCTGTTTAGATTTTGGGTTCATTGTGGATGGAGATTTAAGTAAATTAGAGCGTGTGCCGGAATAAGTGGATTTTTCGTAATGATCGCAAGGATGTGCCATGATTTAAACTCCTTCAGATTCAAGAACTAAGAGAATGTAAGTAAAATTCCACTCAAAATATTCAGTTGGATTTACACCATTACGTACGTAATCCAGATAATCAACATAGTAATCAGTTAAGTTAGTTACAAATTGTGAAGGACATTCATATAACAAATCATCTTTTAATGCTTTTATAATTTTTTGTGTGAGTGCCATTTAGATTTCTCCTTCAATTGCTGCGTTTAAGAGCAAGAAATATGTGATTGTTTCGATTCGCTTATTATTTTCAAATTCATTCATGCCTGAAGAAAATGTAGTCCAGTCAGATGGATTTGATGTGTATTCAAACAAAAACCCAAATGATCCCACACGTTGTTTCAGTGTTGTTTGGGGTATTTTGTAAGTGTCTTTTGAATTATGAAAATCTTTTGCACATTGCAAGAAAGAAAAATCATCTGGTTTAGCTGGATTAGTGAGATACATTAGATATTCTGAAATGTCATCCACTATAATACACTCACCGTTAAGATATTTTGAACCACTTGCAAAATGTTTTTCTGCATGTTCAATCCATGTGAGTGTACGACGAGAGATAATCACAGATTTTTTAGAATTATCTGAGAGTTTAGATGATTTGAGAGACATAAGAATTCCTAAGATTAATGTGATGTATTAGATTCTGAATCTGTAGATTCTTTATTCCAATATGATGGATCAGTAACTCCAGCCATCATAGTTGCTTGACACATAGAATAACCTTCATCACGAAGATTAATAACTTCTACTGCATCATTGTAACAGCAACTGAATTTTAACATTATATTTTTAATTCGTTCTTCGCGGTTCATAATAGAATTCCTAAAAATGTGGGTGTGAATTTGTTTGTTATTATGAGAGTTAAAATCCCATATCATTAAGAATCTCAATAAATCTAAAATAACTAAGCGGTGTTATACCCGCGCGAATCATTTTAGATTTATGCACATTGTAGAAATATTGCATTTGTGAGGCAGACATAAGATTCTCCTAGGTTTAAACATCCAACAATTTAGATGTTTAAGATAAAAGAATTAATTTAATTAATCACATCGCAGATGTGGCATTCCAACCAATATGCCACAATGCCAAACCCCTGTCAACCCCCATGCCACACGGATGATTCTAGTATCTATATTATCTGTATGGTGTGAGGGAGATAAGTTATATAGTCCATCTTACGCCTATATTTAGGGGCATCAAAAATTATAATCATAAAATATAATACCCATTATATTAACTATCCTACCTACATACAATCTATATAGTGTGTAACAGTGGGTGCATGTAATATTGTGAGTGGGGAATAATATAAGTATATAGTGTTGTATTTATGCCACACCTCAGCGGGGGTCTAGGGGTCATTTGGCAGATTGGCATTTTGTCAGATTGTCAGATTGGTTACTGTGCCAGAATGCCAGAATGCCAGAATGCCAGAATGCCAGAATGCCAGAATGCCAAATGATTCACCCTAGAATTAAAACTCAAGAGATATTAAAAACCCAATGAATCTTCGAGATTTACAACTTTCTTTTCAGGATTCACGCGGGCATAAAAACGCTTGAAAATTGTAGCTTCCTTGTCAGATGCAAAATCAAGCATTTTATTAATCTCTACGCATACATTTTCAGAGATTCTAGCTTTTGTTGCGAGAGATTCAGCGAAACGTTTTTGTGCAACTGCCAATTTACGTGCCATTGTGTCATCATCATTGCCCACTTCCAATAGCCTCATTGCGAGAGATTCAGCGATATTATCTTCAAACCATTGTGCAATCCGATTAGAATCCCACTTATCAGAATCGCCGGATGCATCGAGATAATTAATAAGAGATGAAATCGTCAGTTCTTCTGATGTTACTGATTTATTACCAGATTTGATTTTATCAGTAATTAATGATTTTTGCACATCTTCTAACATTCCTACAATGTGAGCATCCAATGCAGTGGATTCCAAAATGTATGCGCGGATTGCTTGCACATCCAACAAAGGAACAGAGACACACATTGTTTGTTGCAAGTGTTCACCATAATTTCCGCTTTTGTCTGCTTTTGCGACAATTTTAATCAGGCGTTGACCTGTAAATGGTTTGGACACTTTTGGTTCATACACTGTAGCGGTGTGAATGTTAGAGATATTAGACATGATAAAATTCCTTTGAATAAAATGGTTGATTGCTATTTGGGGATTATCCCGAATTACACACTAATTTATGAGAAATGTGTAATTTGTGAGAATCATTAGATTTATGAATTTGTGATTTCTGGAATCCATACTGTATTAGATACTAATTCATTAGCCATCATAAGGGCAATTCGTGCACCTTTACCCATTCTTTGAAATTTCTTTTTCACAATCTCTACAGTCTCCCAATATCCGAATGTAGCTACATTGTCCAAAATGTACTCAGGTTTAAACATATCTCTTACTCCATCATTGTTAATCCAAATCCACGCCAGTGGGCCTACATATATACTAGCAAGCGCCGTGCCAACTTCATCTGGTGTGTGTGGTGTATCTATCTTATTTTGTGTGGATCATGGGGAGAATTAACACTCATATTTTCACACTATGGAATATACCACATAATCTGGCATGCTACTTGCTACACCTGGGATAGTTACATAATTGTCTTACATTAATGTCATTCACCCAATAGTACTAACATTAATGTCATACACACCTATATTCCATCCTATTCCATCCTATGCAATCTAATCTCACTATGCAAAGCATACATGCACATGCACATGTGACCTAATTAACTCACTCCCATTTAGTTAGTGTATGCGATTGATTCTCATTCTCATCTGTATTGGTGGGTGGGGGTACGGACCTTTTTTCACTGTTGTGCGCGCGTGTATCCTATAACAACTCCCTTATTTTCCTAAAATTTTTCAAATCAATCCTATAATCTAATAACATTATTAATGTAACAGGTATCCCCATTGCATTATCACATATTCCAATGTTAATATTATCCCATCACTGGCGTAACTTCTCCCCATAACTTTCTTTTCCTATGTCAATCTCAACAACATCCACAATTGAAGAGCGCGCCCTCACCTTGTTAGGTAAAGGCATTCCACCAACTGTAGTTGCCAACACGCTTGGAGTTGATGCATCTAGAATATCTCAGCTTCTAGCTGATAACAATTTTGCGGCCCGTGTTGTAGAAAGAAAATTCGAGTCTCTATCTAAACACAATGAGCAAGATGATTTAGCAGATGCAACAGAAGCTAAATTGCTTGCAAAACTAAATGAGACTCTTCCATTCCTAACTAGGCCAATGGAGATTCTTAAAGCTTTTCAAGTTCTTAATGCTGCAAAGCGTAAAGGACAAACTGTTCCTGAATCTCTCACAAACCGTCAAACTATCATTCAACTTAATATTCCTCAAATATTGATTGATAGGTTTCAAACAAACATTCACAACCAAGTTACACAAGTTGGTAATCAGACTCTTGTAACTATTCAATCCGGAAACATGGTAAAACAATTGGAGGCACTAAATGTCTCAAAACAAAATGACCCAATACCAATCTCAGACTCAAGCCAAGCAACTTGAACTAAATAAGCTTGCAGCAGCGCGTCTTCTCACACAACTCTCCAACTCTCTTAAAGCTAATCGGGTCTCATCCATCCAATTAGTGCAAACTAAGACTGCATAAATCTTATGACTCAATTCTCTGTTTACGATCAATTAGGTATTGAGGATGAGCGGCCACCAGAAGAAACTCCATACATCGAATCAGCAGTAGATAGAGCTGAGAAAGAGCGACAAGAGTTACTGGCAGCTCAACATGATATAGCATTTCAAATTGATCAAGTTCAGGAAACTGCAAAAAACTCATTAGATTTTCTAGCAGGCTTAGCCACTCCAGATACATATAAATACGCATTTCCACCTGTGTATTTAAGTGTCTGGCAGTGGCTTTTAACTTATATCCACAAAGTACGTGATTTCTCCCAACTTGCATTAGGACTCCCACGAGGTTTTGCAAAAACTTCCCTAATGAAATTATTCTTACTTTATTGCATTCTTTACACAGATCGTAAATTCATTGCAGTAATGGCAGAAAACACCACTAAAGCAATTAACATTGTTGCTGACGTAATGGATATGTTATCTGAGGAAAACATTAAAAAAGTGTATGGTGATTGGAAAACAGGTGTAGAAACAGATAGGCAAGATCTTAAAAAATTCGGTTTTAGAGGTCGTAACATTACAATTCTTGCAGGCACAATCGAAACTATTCGAGGCATTAACTTAAAAAATGCGCGCCCAGATGTAATGATATTCGATGACGTGCAATCTCGTACAATGGCCGAATCCCAAACAGTATCAGAAGCCCTTGAACGGGAAATGTACGGTACTGCGATGAAAGCTAAATCACCTGAAGGATGCTTGTTTATCTTTATTGGTAACATGTACCCAACTAAGTGGAGCATTTTACGTAAGCTTAAGACCAATCCCAACTGGATTAAATTTATTGCAGGCGGAATATTAGCTGATGGAACATCTTTGTGGGAAGATTTGCAACCAATTGCGCAACTTACACGAGAGTTCCAAAACGATTTAGCATCAGGTCACCCTGAAATTTTCTATGCAGAAGTTCTTAATGATGAGAATGCTACAGCCAATAACAATATTGATATCTCAAAAATCCCTGCATATCCATTTCAAAATGATGATATTCCAGGAGCCAAATTTATCATAATTGACCCATCTAATGATAAAGCAAACTCAGATGCTGTTTCTATTGGATACTGTGAAGTACACAATGGGTACGGAGTTCTAAGAAAAGTAGTAGAAGGAAGATTCTCCCCAGGTGATATTATCCGCGAAGCCCTTAAACTATGCTTTACTCATGGCGTAACATTAATCGCAATTGAATCCAATGCATTTCAGTATTCTCTTTTATACTGGTTTAATTTCATAACTGCTCAAATGGGCATTGTTGGAATCGAGCCAGTAGAGATTTATTCAGGTTCACAATCTAAAAACTCCCGTATCCTTGCAATGTTCTTGCAAGTTCTTAAAGGAGAAGTTTGGATTCACCCTGAAGCACAACCTCCAGCACACTTACAAATGTCTGGATTTAATGCTCTTAAAAGAGATAACACTGATGGTATATTGGATTTGATTACATATATCCCGAAAGTAATAGAACTTTATGGGCCTCAGCTAATACAATCTTCCGTCATTCTCTCACAAGAATATGATGGTGCAACAGTTTTAGACGACAACTCACCTTTTTAGGATTCTTATGGCAACCAACACAACTCTTAATGTTTCTGAAAAGTCGCAAGCAGGACTTATTGAATTTCAGCGTCAATGCTATAATATGCTGAATTCCCAATGGAATGTTAGAGAACAAATGCGCCAAGTTGATCTAGCTTACATTCGTGAGAAAGATATGACTTCCGTAGGTCAAAAATCTAAGTTAGCTAATCGCTACGGTGATGCTAATAAATTCCAGAATATTACAATTCCTGTTGTTCTTCCAGCAGTAGAAGCCGCAGTCACATATCAATCTTCTGTATTCCTACAAGGTAATCCAATATTCGGAGTTGTAGCCAATCCTGCTTTTGAAGATGCAGCAATGCAAATGGAAGCACTAATGGAAAATCACTCAACTCGTGGTGGTTGGGCTCGTCATATTCAAATGGCATTCCGTGATGGATTTAAATACAATTGGTTCGCATTGGAAGTTAGCTGGGAAGATCAAGTAACAGCTAAATTAGATACTGACCAATCTTTTGCACAAGGTAAACAAGGTAAGCCAAAAGAAGTTATCTGGTCTGGTAACGTACTTCGTCGTCGTGATCCATACAATACTTTCTGGGATATTCGAGTTCCAATTACTGAAGTATCTGAAAACGGTGAGTTTGCTGGATATACAGAGATTATGTCTCGTATCCGGCTAAAAGCATTTGTAGATTCTTTGCCCTCAGTTATTACAACTAATCTTCCAGCAGCTTATGCATCTGGAGCATCTGCACCTCTTTCAACATCTAGTTCTGTAGCATCCTACTATATTCCTCCTATCAATCCAGATGCGATGATTAACACATCCATGTTGCGCTCTGGAACTGATTGGATGGCTTGGGTTAGTGCATCTGATGGGCGCCAATCAATTGAATATAAAAACATCTATGAAGTAACCACTTTATACTGCCGCATTTTGCCTTCTGATTTTGGGATGCGCTTACCACAACCTAATACTCCGCAGATTTTTAAACTTATCATTGTCAATCACCAGCATTTAATTTATGTCGAACGTCAGACTAATGCTCATAACCGTTTGCCAATGTTATTTGGTTCTCCGTTGGAAGATGGGTTGTCTTATCAAACAAAATCTTCGGCACAAAACGTAAGTAATATTCAAGACTTGTCATCTTCGATGATGAATTCTGTTATTGCTGCACGCCGCAGAGCCATTTCAGATAGAGGACTGTATGATCCATCTCGCGTTTCAGAAGCTAATATTAATTCTGATAACCCATCTGCTAAGATTCCTGTGCGTCCAGCAGCTTACGGTAAACCACTAAGTGAGGCTTATTTTCCAATCCCGTTCCGTGATGACCAATCTGGAACAATCTTGCAAGAAATGGGTACTATAATTAAACTGTCTGATGTTATTCTGGGACAAAATCCTGCAAGACAAGGACAGTTTGTTAAGGGAAATAAAACCCAAACTGAGTATTCTGATGTGATGAATAACTCTAATGGTCGCGATGAAAACATTGCTATCATGTTAGAGGCACAAGTTTTTACACCTGCTAAAGAGATGTTGAAACTTAATATTCTGCAATATCAGGGGCCAGCATCCGTTTACTATCGCGAAAAAGCAAGATCTGTAGAAGTTGATCCAGTAAAATTGCGTCAAGCAGTTATTGAATTTAAAGTAACAGACGGTAAGAATCCTGCATCTAAACAAATTAATGGAGATGCCTTTCAAACTGCATTGCAAACAATTGGCTCTTCACCTCAGATTGGAGCAGGTTATAATATTGCACCTATGTTCTCGTATCTCATGAAAACACAAGGTGCTCACATTACTGACTTTGAGAAATCACCTGAACAACTTGCTTATGAACAAGCATCTAATCAGTGGAGTCAGATGGCCCAACTAGCTATCTCAAAAGGTCAAGAATGGAAACAACCTCAACCTATGCCTGAGCAATTTGGTTATCTTGTAGATGGTAAGTTAAAACAAACCAAACCTGAAAATCAAGCATTGCCAACTCTACTATCTTCTATTCAAGCAGCTGGAGCTAATACTTCACAAGGCGCCGCTGATGTAGGTAATGTTGCACCCGGTGCTCAGTAACTAATTTAGGAATCTTATGTCACGCATTGTACCCAATTCTTTCACATCTTACATGCTTACGGAGGAACAAATAGCAGCCGGAATTAAATTAACTCCGGAAAACATCTTCGTAATACAAAACCAAATTTCGGAGCTTGCAGAAGAGAAATTAAATCTAATCTTCGAGCCCGATTCTCCAATGTCTTTTGCCCTTCGTAATGCAGAATTGCAAGGTCAAATCGACATACTTAAGATGCTCGTTGAGTCATCTAATTCTTCCCTTTCTCAATCCTTTTCCGTCCAGGAGTAATTTTAAATGGCTTTCTTCTCTAATATTTTCGGCTCTACATCTACACCAGCAACAGCTGCACCGGCAACAGCACAAACTACATCTGTTGCATCCCCAGCAACTCAAGTCGTTGAAGAACAAAATCTATCCCCCATGGATACATTTAAAGACCTCTGGAATACTCCATCAGATCAAGGAGTCGATACAACACTTCCAGCTAATATGTTTGCAGGAGTTGATCCTGCTAAAATGTTGCAAGCTGCACGACAAGTAGATTTTTCTAAATCTATTCCTCCTGAAGTGATTGCCAAGATTACTGCTGGTGGACCAGAAGCTGCACAAGCTTTTGCACAAGCACTAAATGACGTATCGCAAAGATCTTACGCACAGAGTTCTTTCGCAGCAACTAAAATTGTTGAGCAAGCTTTGTCTAAGTTCGAAGAAGGCATGAATAATCGCTTGCCTGGAACGATGAAGAAGTTGCAAGTATCAGAATCTCTACGGGAATCTAATCCTGCACTTAGTCATCCAGCAGCTGCACCAATTGTTACTGCACTGCAAAATCAGTTCACTACGCAATTCCCTAATGCTAGCGCAGCTGAAATTCGCACAATGGCTACTGATTATCTTACACAGTTTGCAGGTCTTGTCACTCCAAAAGCGGCAGCTCCAGCAACTCCTGCGTCAGAAGACTGGGATGGCTTTTTTGCGAAAGGTTAATTAGTTTTTCATGTTTTCAACTTAACTATATTGGAGGTCTTAAATGCCTTTTAAACGTATTGCAATTCAAGAAACCGGTTTGACTCGTGTAATGCGAGCAGGTGATAACTGGGATAACCCAGCTATTTCCACCGTAACAGCAGATGCTAACGCAACTATTTCTGCTTCCCAAGTCGCTGGCGGTGTTATTGTATATACTGGCTTCACAGCTGGTCGAACATTGACAACTGATACAGCTGCTAACTTTAACACTGTGTTCCCTGAAATGGATATTGGTGATTCTTACGGTTTCACAGTTTCTGTTATTCCAGCATTTGCAGGTACTTTTGCAGCTGGTACTGGTGTAACTCTTGCAGGTCGCACAACTGTTCCAGCAGCTACAGCAGTAACTGTTTACTTGACACGTACAGGTGCAGCAGCATTCACTTGGACTGTTCTGTAATCCAACCTACTCACAATCTTTTAATCTAAAAGGAATTTCTCATGTCTACTGGTATTTTTAACACCTCGGTACTAACTACCGATCTGGCTAAGAAATCGTTCGCAGGAATGATTACTCGCTTGATGCCTAACGGCGCAGCTCCACTGTTTGGTATGACCTCTATGTTGCAAAGCGAAACTGCTGTAGCAACTGAACACGGTTTCTTCACCAAAACAATGTTGTTGCCGCAAGTTACTGCTTATGGCTCCACGCACACTTCTACAGATACCATCTTCAACGTAGTTTCTACAGCAAACATCTTGCCTGGCATGATCTTGCGTATTAACAACACTGCTTCTTACGAGAACATTATTGTTAACAGCGTTTTGTCTGCTACACAAATGGCTGTAACTCGTCAGGTTGGTACTGTTACTGCTGCTACTGTTCCAGCTAACGTTGATATGTACCAAGTTGGTAACGCTTTCGAAGAATCTTCGCTGCGTCCTAACTCTCTGATTATCAACCCTGTTCGTATTACTAACTTTACACAGATTTTCCGTAATACTTGGGCTATCTCCGATACCATTCGTCAGACAATGATGATTGCAGGCGACACTAACATTGCTGAATCTCGTACAGATTGCGCTGCATTCCACGCTGCTGATATTGAAAAGGCTTTGTTCTTTGGTCAAAAATCTCAAGGTACTCGCAATGGACAGCCTTTCCGTACTATGGATGGTTTGGTTAACATTGTTGGCACTGCTGGTAATTATCCTTCATACTACGCTGGTGTTACCAACGTATACACTGCTGGTAGTACCACTTCGTATCCTCAACTCGAAGGTTTCCTCGATCCGCTGTTCAACCAAACTACAGATCCTAAAGTAGGAAATGAGCGTGTATTGTTTGTTGGTGGTACTGCTCGTAAAGTAATTAACGGTATTGCTCGACTGGCAACTGGTTCTTACTACGAAATTTCAGATGGTCAAACATCTTGGGGTCTGCAATATTCCACAATCAAAACTTCTCGTGGTGCTTTCCAGATGATTGAACATCCTTTGTTCAACTCTAACACTTCTTGGAGTAAGATGGCAGTTGGTGTGGACTTGTCTACATTCCGTGCTGCTTATTTGGGTGATCGTAAGACACAAAATAAGGAATTCAACGACGATAAGGGTTCTGCAGTTGACAACGGTATTGATGCAGTTGGTGGTACTCTGACAACTGAAATGACTTGCGTTGTTAAAAATCCTCCTGCTAACGGTATTGTGTATAACTTGACTGCACCTGCAGCTGGTTAATATTACACAATAACTCTTCATATCTCCTGGTGGGAAGGGTAACAGATTTTCTGGTATAGTTACTGTCTAAATTAAACTATACCACCACTCCCCAACATTTAGGATAATTATTATGGCAATCGCAAAGTTGTTTAAATCACATGCTCAAGTAATGGGGCATGTTTTTCGTTCTGGTAAGACAATTCATTTCATGAATCATGTTTACACTACAAATGATGAAGCTGAAATTGAAGAGCTGACTAAAGAAGCCAAGTCAGGCCACCCAAACATTTATATTGATCCTGAGATGACAGAGATTGATACAGATATGCTTGATCCAATGGCTGTTCTGGTTGCTCGTATTCGTGAAGAAGAGCGCAAAAAACTAGTTGCAGCAATGAACCCACAAAATGATATGGGTGAAACTAAGCAAGGCGGCAAATTAGAAGGAATCTCTAACTCTGATTCCATTCGCGGTTTGATGCTAAGTTCTGACTCCCAAGCAGCAGCATTAGGTCAAGCAGCTGAAACTGGACAAAATGTTGCAGCAGGTGGTGTTAAGGTTGGCGGAATCAAAGTTGCAAAATAATTTATAGGTAATAAAATGACAGTCTCTCTTTCCTCACTAATCTCCGACGTAAAACTTCTGACTAATCGTGATGATCTGGAAGGAGAGACTACTTTGGCAGTAAAAGCAGCAACTGTAAAAGCTCATTCTTCTGATGATTATATTTATGATTTTCAAGAGAATTCTATTCAGTTCGATTCTGCAGCTTACTTCCAAAGTCTTGATATTCGATCAGTATTCCCACTCTGGCGTAAGGCCAGATATTTGCGTATATACGATAACACACCTTATACAGGTGGCCCATCAGCATTTGTTAATTACGTAGAACCTGAGAAAGTTATTGATGAGTTCGGCGCTAATAGAACCAACATATTCTATCAAGCTGGATCTAATTTGCAAATCAGAACTGATGCACCATCGCAGTACTTTCTGATTGGTTACTATAAAAATCCTGATGTGACAACTAATGGTTACAACTCTTGGATTGCCGATAACTATCCGATGGCAATTATTTATGAAGCAGCTGCCATTGTGTTTAAAACTATCGGATATGATGAACAAGTTTCAACTTACAGAGGCATGGTAGCAGAACAAATGCAACTACTGAAACAAACTTCTATCACTGGTATAGGCTCTTAAATCTCTT